CAAGAAAGTATGGGATTTGAAAGTATAGGCGGAATTTATATTAGCTTACTTAAAGTTGTTGTACTTCCATTCTTACTGGCAACCATACTAGTAGGTGTAATAAGTTTATTACAAAAAGAAGGTAGTGCTACTATGATAAAGCGTATTATTATAGGCTTTATTGGTAGTATGGTTATTGCAGGTGCTATTGGAGTAGGTTCAGTAGCTATAACTGGTTCTGAAATGACCCAAGAGAAGAAAGTACAACTTGGTGCATTAGTTAATAATAAAGATCAAGGCAGTGATTTGAATATCACATTAAAAGAACCAATGCCGATTACTCCTACAGTTAGTCCGATGGAAGTAGCAGAGAAATTCATTCCGGAAAACATATTCAAGAGTTTGGACATGGGAGAAAGTCTGAAAGTAGTAATCTTTTGTTTGATATTTGGCATTGCATTAGGTAATATCAAAACAGCAGGACAACAGATACTGGTTGATGTGCTAAAAAGCATACAACAAGCTAGTATTAGTATATTCAAGTTCTTAAACTATTTCTTACCATTTGCCTTATTAGCAATGATTAGTAGTCAAGTAGGTAAAGTAGGAGTTGGAATTTTTGGAACTCTATTAGAATTTATTTGTCAACAAGCCCTTGGCGGAATAGTTGTTATTGTATTAGCAACTATTGTAATTTGGATGAGAGCTAAAACAAGTATTATGGATGTGATTAGTGCAACAAAAGAAACATTAATCGTAGCAATAAGTTCACGCAGTTCATTAGCCTGTATACCATATGCACAAGAAGCATTAAACAAATTAAAGTTTGACCGGGCAGGTGTTGAATTAACTGTTCCGTTAAGTTTCACAGTTAATAGAATTGGTAGTATTGTATATTATGCTATCGCAACTGCATTTATTGCTAACATATATGGTATGCCATTAGGTATATCTGGGTTACTAGTTATACTATTTGGTAGTGTATTAGCAGGATTAGCTAGTGCTGGTACTACTGGTATTCTAACAGTTGCTACAGTTGCAATTGTATGCGATTTACTAAAATTGCCGAGCGAGGCTGTATTAGTATTGTTAATAGCAGTTGATCCATTAATGGATATGATAAGAACTGCTAGTCATGTTCATGGGAATGTAGCAGTTACTGCATTTGTATGTGATTTAGAAGCCGAGCATGGACAAGATCAAAGACTTCCTGCTTAGTTTGTTAACCTGGATTGGTGAAAGCCCATTCAGGTTATTCACAGTAGTATTACTGTGTGTTTTAGGACTGGCTGGATGGATTGTATATTCAGAAAAAGATGCATTTATGTCGTCCTATCGTGCTCAGCAAGCATTACCCAAGATGAATGGGAAATATGAAGAGACAACAAACTTCATAATGAAGAACACTACGGCTGAAATGGTAGCTATGTTTGAAGTAAACACCTTATTAAATACTAGAAAACTAGTATATTTGGTTACTAGAGGTGGAAATCATAATAAAGATTATAATGGATATGATGTTGGATTGTTTACCAAGAATTATGATAACAATACTGATGTAATTGGATTAATGTCAGGTAAAGTTCCATGTAGTCCTTATTTAAAACCACAAAGTTATATTGGGTTTGTATATAGAGAAGCTGGTGTTGTATATATGTGTCGCATTAGTGTTCCGGCAGAACCTGGTGTATTTATTGGTCAAATATCCGTAGGTTGGAAAGAACAATTAGATGAAGTAGAAGTTGCTCAAACAGTGTTGACAATTGCATCTAGTATGTTGTATGTCAAGAAATAACGGCAACTAATCTGATCCCATTAAGTTGACTTCATCCTAAAAGTCGTCTATAATACACGACATATATGAGGAATCAATAAATGAAGGTAGCAGTAATCGGTGCGGGTATTGCAGGAATAACTGCAGCTTACTACTTGGCACGACAAGGTAATGATGTTACCGTATATGAACAAGAACGATATCCTGCAATGCAAACTAGTTTTGCCAATGGCGGACAAGTATCTGTTTCCAATAGTGAAGTATGGACTACTTGGAGCAATGTATTTAAAGGTGCTAAATGGGTATTCCAAAAAGATGCACCTCTTCTAATTCGCCCCAGGCTAGACTGGCAAATGTTCAAATGGCTATCTAAATTCTTATTCCATACTGTCCGTGGTGATTATACAAAAAATACTAAAACAACTATCCAAATGGGATTAGCTTCTAGAGAACTATATAACGAAATCATAAATGAAGAAAATTTAGAATCATTTGATCAAAGTTATAATGGTATCCTTCATTTTTATAAAGATGGTACATATTGGGATGCGGCAGTTAAAGCAAAAACTATATATGATGAGTCTAACTGTGAATGGTCACTAATTGATGGATTTCAAGTAAACACATATGATCCTGCATTAAAGGATATTCAAGGTGTAATTGGTGGTGTAGTTACTAAGGATGATTGGACTGGTGACATACACAAATTCTGTAAATTACTAACCAATAAACTAATAACAAAATATAAAGTTGAATTTTGTTTTGATACTAAAATAACTCACCTTATTAAGGACCTAGCTGGTTATGATCGTATAGTAGTAGCAAATGGTGTAGGAAGTGTGGCTTTAGCTAACACTATTGGTGATTCTTTGGACATTTATCCAGTAAAAGGATATAGTATTACTATTAATGCAACTGATAAAAAATCAATTGCTGCATTACCAACAGTTAGTCTATTAGATGATCAAGCAAAAATAGTAACTGCTACTTTAGGTACACGATTACGAGTGGCAGGGACTGCAGAATTTACTGGTGAGAATTATGATATTCGGCGTGATAGGATTGAACCATTATTGAATTGGGTTCATGAGAATTTACCTAATATTGATACTAGTAATTATTCAAGCTGGGCATGTTTGCGCCCCATGACTGCAAATATGATGCCTATCGTTAGACAAAGTAAAAAGAATCCAAAAGTATTTTATCACACTGGGCATGGACATTTAGGATGGACATTAGCCCCATTTACAGCAAAACAATTATCGGAGTTAATATGATGTTTAATTGGTTCAACAACAGCAAATATCCAGAACATGTACCATATATTAATGGTACTACCCGCCAAATTGGAGGTGGATATTCAGTTGGCATTGATAATGATGGAGATACTGTATTAACTATTAATATTGAGGGTGGTGGGAGTGTTAGTGTAACAATGAATGAAGCTTCAGTACAAGGAATGATTAGGTTGCTTGAAGCAACTATTGAAGAATAATATGATTATTCCTGGGCGTAATAGTTTCTACCCGATCTCAGGATATATTGACACTAATATTAGCACAGATAATCAAATGAAATCTGACAAAATACATAATATTGTGGTACATACTTTCAAAGTAGGAGATGTTGAGGACCCAATATTATATGCGGCCCCTAATATTGCAGAATGGGAAGATAGTGAACAGGGGCAATGGATTATGATACATGCTGTTGAAAAACCAATTTGGCATAGACATACTGATCCGTCTCATTATTCATCATATATTTTTAATATTACAGCTAAACTTAATGAAAGTGATTATGTTTTGTGGTTATTAAAATGGAAATAGTATTGACCTTCCAACTGTTTTATGATATTATTAACAATAGGAATAAATTATGACAAAAAATAAGATTGATGATAAACAAACAGCAGCAATTGTAGTTGATGAACTTAAAGCTGCCTTAATAAACAATATTGAAGCTACTGATGACCCATTATTGGTAGATAGTATCAAAATTGTTCTTGCATATTGGATGTTGCCTGAAGAATATAATGAATTTATTGATTCATTGGACACGGATCAATATAAAACTTATGAACCTGATTATGAACCTGATGATGGACCTTTAACTGATGATCAGATGGCTCAGCTATACACTATTGCTCAGGCAGAGATACACCCTGTTCATTCAGAGAATAAGATTGATCGTTTTACCCTAGAACAGCAAATTCATTCAGCATGGGGTACAATAGATGATCTTAAAATGCTTACTAGTCATCTTACGAAACAGTTTAATAAACGCAGGGATGTTGATTCAGACATTGAGGCCATTGTTCGTATTGCTTCATTGCGATTTGAAACTTTGTGGGCTACATTTGAAGAACTAATTCATCAGCGTAAAATTATTTAATTTGGAGTTTACCCAATGTCTTGGATAGAAAATATTGCATTAACAGATGTTGCCAACGGATACCATCATGAAGCTGGTATTAACAGTATGTTGATTAGGATTTATGACCCATGTCCTACTTGGAAACCAGAGCCTAAATACAAATTTAAAGAAGTGCATGAATTTGAATTTTTGGATTTGGAAGATGCTGATCCTATCAAGGATGAGGCATTGAAGATAACTGATAAGCAAGCTGAAGAACTGGTAAAGTTATTACGACATGCTCTTGCCAATCATATGAATGTAGTAGTTCATTGTGTGGCAGGAATTTGCCGCAGTGGGGCAATAGCCGAAGTAGGTGTTATGATGGGATTCAATGATGCTGGTAAGTGGCGAAGTCCAAATCGTAGGGTAAAGCACAAAATGATGAATGTGCTTGAATTACCCTACAATGAGTCAGAATCTCATAATTGGCGTGCAGATTACAGGAAACTACTCCGAGAACAACCAGACAGTTGAACTCAATATAAATGAATGATAAACGGGCCTTTAAGGCCCGTTTTCTATGGTTAATCTTCTCCGTATAGCTTCAATACCTCCGCAACTACTGGATGCCGTTGAACATCTTTTCTAGCAAATTCAACACTAGCGATAGCATGACTTCTAGAAGCCGACAATTTTGCAATGAAGTCTCTCAACCCATTGTCTGTTGTAAACTTTCTATCCATCTGATTTAAGTCTCCGGTTACTACCATTTTAGACCCTTCGCTGAGGCGAGTAAGAACCATTTTCATTTGGTTAATTGTTGCATTTTGTGCTTCGTCAAAAATGATCCAGCTACGCTTAAAGTTTCTGCCTCTCATATATGCTAGGGGAGATATCTCTATTGTTTGTTCTTCTAGCATACGCACGACTTCTTTGGGGTTATAGTATTCGCCGACTACATCCATTATTGGCCTTGTCCACGGGGCCATTTTAGCATTTAAATCTCCTGGTAAAAATCCGTGTTGCTCATCATCAACCCCAACCGCGGGTCTTGTAATTATAATTTTATTTACTTTTCCTTCTTTGTAAGCCCTAATAGCAGCCATCACTGCCAACATAGTTTTACCAGTTCCAGCAGGACCTGTTGCAAATACTATTAGTTTTTTAGGGTCAGTCAATAAATCAATATACTCTTCTTGTTTCAAACTTTTTGGTAACAACACCACAGATTTCTTTTGTTGAACATAGTTATTGAAGCTGATGGTGTTGTTGGTTGGATCAACGTTATGGGCCATATGGGTAGCCCGGGTTTTACGTTTTGATGTCAAGTGCGTCTCCTATCGCGGTTGCTATTTTTGACTTGTGTGAACTATTCACAAAAGTATTTAAGGTGTTTGCTGTCGGGTTTTTACTAGCATATAAATTATATTTTTCAAAGATAAGTATAGTTTCTGCTTCTACTTTTGTATTATATATTTTATAAAGGCAAAGCTATTGCAAAAATAATAAATAACTATAACTGAGAGAAGATATGACAACTCATATTAAAGACATTGTTAGTAATATAAAAAACATCTATATGTCCGATAGTTCATTGGAAAGCCTAATGGACTTTGAACGGGTAATAGATGAACTAGACCTGTATGTGTTTGAAAACTGGAATAAGGGTGAACTAGTTGAAGGGCCAATCTATGAAAAGTATTTTGTAAAATGTACTTTTATGTGGCCGTACAAAATGATGCCCGATCCACGCGGTGGGGAAAGATTGCTTGATTATGACTGTGAAGTTAAGTATCGCAAGGATGTATTATTTTATCCAGTAAAAGTGAAGTCATATGATGATTTTAAACCTGGTACTAAAGTTCCTCGTATGGCAAAAAAACCAGTATGGCTTGTTGAAATCATTATGCCTAAACAACTAATGCAAGATATTAACCGTGGTAGCTTAGAACTTGAAGCTGATACAGTTAATGTTGAAGATATTGAAAGTGCATATGAAACAGGGGTAGATGATGATGTCTACAAAGCAGAAGATGAACAAATCCAAGGCATCGACCAAAATGAACAACAAATTGCGCCACCAGTCCCAGCTTAATGAAGGTTTAGAAGCCGGTGATCTTAAACGGTTAGTAAAACCTGTCGTTGTAATTGATGAATTCAAAAGTAAAATGGGATCCGATGAGGATATCCTAGTATTAAGTTTTGAAGTGCAAGGTAAGGAACCAGCACTTGATTTAGTCAACTTTGTGGAAAAGGGTTATGCTTGGGTGGCAGATGCCGATGTAAGTTCAGGTGAACTTGATAATGGTTCATACATGGTATTCATTGAAGCCGAGAGACAAGAAGGAATTCTTGATAACATCTATGAATTGTTTGACGATTTAGTGCAGTTGACTTCAATTGAAATTGATGAATGGACATTGGAATATTATAAACCATCACGCAGTGAACCTTTTAGTAAAGAATCACTTAATGATATAGTTCCTTCTACACCAGAAGAATATAGAAAGTTGAAACACAAATCAACTGAAGAAGTTGATCAACTTAAAACAGCGGCTGGGGTTAAAGTTAATACCAAAGCACCAAAAAATGATTACACTGAAAGCTTACGAGTAATGGCGGGGTTAAAATAACATGTGGATAGTGCAATGGCTCCCAGATAGTTGGGTATTATTTTTTACTTATTTGATATTATCTATAGGCATTGCTTCATATATAGGAAGTAAATTACTAGTATGGGTTCCACCCGTTTACAAATACAAATTGGTTGTTGAAATATTAGGTGTATTACTGTTTAGTAGTGGGGCATATTTGTATGGTGGTAGAGTGGTTGAACAAATATGGCAGGCTAGAGTTACTGAGTTGGAAGCTAAATTAAAAGTCGCCGAAAACAAAAGTGCAGAAGTAAATACGGTAATACAAACCAAAATAATTACAAAAATCAAAGTTATCAAGGAAACAGTATATGCAAATAAAGAAATTATCAAAGAGGTTGTTGGTAAACAGCTTGATGCTAAGTGTGAGTTGCCTGTTTCTACAGTCCTGCTCCACAATAGTTCCAGTCAAAATGAAGTTTCCAGAGGCGCCGGCAGTACTGATGGAAGCCCCTCCGATGTTAAAGCCAGTGACCTCCTCACAACAGTCGTTGAAAACTACGGAACCTGCTACGAAATCAGAGAAAAATTAATCGGTTGGCAAACTTGGTATACGGAACAAAAGAAGATTTTTGAAGAAGCACAAAAATAAATCAGGAAAGTATCAATTATGTTAGAAAAAGAACAATTAGCTCAGATTATTCCAGGAAATCCCTACTTAGATCATTGGTATTCTGCATTGACTCAATGCTTGCCAGATTATGATATCACTAGTCCACAAAGAATGGCCGCATTTTTAGCTCAATGCGCTCATGAAAGTGGTGGGTTTCGTGCATTAAAAGAAAACCTAAATTATCGGGCAGAAACTTTAAGGAAAGTATTTCCAAAGTATTTTCCTAATGATGCACTAGCACAACAATATGCTCACCATCAAGAGGCTATTGCTAATAAAGTATATGCCAATAGAATGGGCAATGGTGATGAAGCATCAGGAGATGGATTCCGTTATTGTGGCCGTGGGTTAGTTCAACTCACTGGTAAAAATAACTATCAATCATTTGCTGATAGCATTGAAACTGCAGTAGAAGATGTTCCTGAATTCCTAGCTACATTTGAAGGTGCGGTGCAGTCTGCTTGCTGGTTCTGGGAAACTAATAATTTAAATAGATGGGCAGATGTTGGTGACATTGAAAAAATGACCAAGATTATTAATGGCGGTGTCATTGGACTAGCTGATCGCATCAAGCATTACAATCATGCATTACATATATTAGGAGCATAAAATGTCAACAGCAATTAAACCATTATCGCGGAGTGAACGTGAAGCGCAAATTAAGGACAAAGCCGGTTGGCTTATCACTGTTCTTGCTGCTCTCTTGGCCGTTACTACTCTTATTGGTGGCAGCAATAGTAGTAAAGTGCTTAATAACACCCTAGCTATTAATGATACCTGGGGATTCTATCAAGCGAAAAGTATCAAACAAACTGCATATGAGTTAGCATCTGCCCAAGCAGCAGATAGTGGTAATGTAAAGAATGCAGAAAAATATGCTGCTAAAGCTGCTAGTTATGAAAGTGATACCGTTACTGGTGAAGGTAAAAAAGAGTTAATGCTAAAAGCTAGGACACTAGAAGCTGAGAGAACCTCTGCAAAACAGCGTAGTCCATTTTATACATATGCAGGTAGCTTGTTTCAAATCGCTATTGTATTATTAACTGCAAGTATTTTAGCAGTCTCAATGTCATTGTTTTGGGGCAGCATGGTAGTCGGTGCAATTGGTGCTATGGTTATGGCGCAGGCCATTTGGCTAGTGTTACCAATTACATTATAATCGGGGAATATCATGGCAGAAAAGAAAAAAGAAGATTGGATGAATTCAAAGTGGCGTCCAACTATGGGATGGATGTATATGGGAATATGTACATTTGATTTCATGCTTGCACCTGTCTTATGGACTATGGTTCAAGCATTATTTCATGGTGGAATTACTTCACAATGGCAACCATTAACACTACAAGGTGCCGGACTATTTCATCTTGCGATGGGCGCAGTGTTAGGCATTGCTGCACACGGTAGAACACAAGAGAAACTAAATGGTGCTGAAACAGGTGGTATAGGAAGTTTTGGTCCAGGAGCAGGTACAACTTATGTTCCTCCAGGCCAAGGCTCAGTTACAGTAAATAATAGTAATCAACCAATGAACAGTGGTGGATTTGGAGGAAGTAATGGCAATTTCGGTTCATCAGGTGGAGCTCCATCATTTGGCGCTCCTCAAACAGGCGGATTCGGGTCACCCAGTGGTTTTGGTTCATCAGCACCAGCAAGTAGTTTTGGTTCCCCCTCTTCAGCAGCCCCACAAGTAATAACTGGGTTCGGTGGAAAACCAGGTCCTGCTCCAATACAGGATCCAATTTTATAAGGAAAAACATGAAAAATTTATTTTGGTCAATATGTATAATTGCTGGCATCACTGCATTATCATTAAATAATCCAGTATATGCCGAAGCAGAAGTTAAAGAAGTCTGCCGTGATAAGGTAGATAAAGCAGGAGTACCAGTTAAAAATAAAGACGGTACTGTCAAACAAGATTGTAAGAAAATCAAAGTGCATAAAAAATTAGAAGGCACGAAAGTTCCAGAAAAGAAATAAAAACACTTGACAAACTCAAAAGGTATAGTATAATACTACTATACCTTTTCTCCTATCAAAGATAAAAACTATGAAAGATTACTTCAATATTTTAGGCGTGGACGAATCTGCATCACCAGATGAGATTAAAAAAGCCTACAAAAAATTAGCAATGCAACACCACCCAGATCGTGGTGGTGAACAAACTAAATTCCAAGAAATTCAGGAAGCTTATGCAACATTAAGTGATCCAGAAAAACGAGCCCAATGGGTACATGGTAATCAACAACATCATCACGGTGGGCATCCAGGATTCCAATTCAACTTCGGACAAGGAATGGATTTCGGTGATATTCTGCGGGGATTCCAAAATGGTGATCCATTCGGACAATTCCGTCAACCAGCAAAAAACCGAGATTTGCGTGTAATGATGGAAGTCTCATTAGAGTCTACATTAGAAAATCAAGCACAACATATCAATGTTCAACAAGGCAACGGTACCAGAACAGTAACAGTAGATGTCCCACGCGGTGTCATGACTGGTATGCAAATGCGATGCCCAGGGCATGGTGATCATTCTAATACTTCTCTACCACCTGGAGATTTGTATGTTGAATTCCGTGTTCGTCAACATCCAAACTTCCAAACTGCAGGAACAGACTTACTACAGACAGCTACTATCAATTGTATTGATGCAATCATCGGCACAAAGCATACGGTAGTAGGACTTGATGGTAAAAACTTTGAAATCGTTATACCTTCAGGTACTCAACAAAGTACCAAATTTAGAATTCAAGGACAAGGATTATGGGTAATTAATCAAGCAGTACGAGGGGATCTATATATAGAGATAGCAATAACAGTTCCACAAACTATATCCGCAACTCAGCTTCAACAACTACAACAACTGGTAAAATAATACATGGCAACACAATCTAATACTGAAATTGAAACTATTATTTTAAATTCTAGCAACTCAGCCAAGAAATTTAAGCATGAATATGTAACTCTTGAACATCTTGCATTGGCTATTGCACAGTATGCTCCGTTCAAAGAGATTACACTAAAATATGGTGCCGATATTGATGGGCTAGTAACTGATTTGAGTCAGTATCTGAAGGACCAAACTTATTTGATTTCAACTACTAATTCTGCTCCACGGAAAACACAAAGTTTAGAACGAGTATTTAATCGTGCATTAACTCAAGTTCTTTTTGGTGGCCGAGGACAAATTAAAGTAGTTGATTTACTTCTTAGCATCCTAACTGAAACAAATAGCTATGCTGCATACTTCTTTATGAAATATGGATTTGATAGGGCAACCGTCGTTACGATGTATCATCAACATTATGCCGAATCTGGCGGTAACAATTCTGCAATGAATGTACAAGCAGATGAAATTCTTGCTGAATATTGCACCAATCTAAATGAAATGGCTAAGGCTGGTGAAATTGATCCAATCATTGGGCGTGATGCTGAACTAACTGAAATGGCTCAGGTACTTGCTAAGCGTAACAAGGCCAATGTGTTACTAGTAGGTGATCCTGGTGTCGGTAAAACAGTTCTGGCTGAAGGACTAGCTCGTAATATCGTTAACGGAGATGTACCAGAATATCTCAAGGACTATGTAGTCTATAATCTTGACATTGGATCACTATTGGCAGGATCTAAGTATCGCGGTGAGTTTGAAGAAAAGCTAAAAGATGTACTCAAGGCACTAAACCTTAAAGGCAAGACCATTCTATTCATTGATGAAGCTCATCAAATGCGTGGCGCTGGCAGCGGTTCAGCAAGTTCAGTTGACTTTAGCAATATGATTAAACCAGCATTGACCCGTGGTAAGATCAAAGTAATTGCTAGTACTACTTGGGAAGAATATAGTCAAAGCTTTGAAAAAGACCGTGGACTTATGCGTAGGTTCTATCGTCTAACTGTAGATGAACCTACTTCAGTAGCAGCAAAAGAAATCTTGCGTGGTATCAAAAAACATTTTGAGAAATTCCACGGTGGTATTATAAGTGACGAAGCAATTGATGCCGCAGTTGACTACAGTGTACGCTATCAAACTGATAAGAAACTACCTGACAAGGCGATTGACTTAATTGATACTGCTTGTGCTAAGCAAAAGATCATTCCTGAAAATATGGGAACATTTGTTATCAATAAAAGCCATATCGTAGAGGCTATCAGCAAGGTCACTAAGATTCCAGCAGATCAAATTGGGGCTGATGCACCAAACAGTTTGGTTAATCTTGAAGCTAATATTCGGCAAGGCCTGTATGGACAGGACTCTGTAATCAATGATGTACTAGAGAAGATTTATGTCGCTAAGGCTGGCATCAAGACTCTAAATCGTCCTATTGGTAGTTTCTTGTTTTTAGGACCAACTGGAACTGGAAAAACTCAACTAGCAAAACTATTATCAGAAAACCTTAGCATGAAAATGATCAGGTTTGATATGAGTGAATACCAAGAGAAACACAGTGTAGCTAAACTCATTGGTGCTCCTCCAGGGTATGTTGGTTATGATGATGCTAATCTAGGTGGTGGATTACTGATTAGTGCATTGGAAAAGAATCCCAATGCCATTGTATTGTTTGATGAAATTGAAAAGGCACATCCTGATGTGTCCAATATCTTGTTACAATTCATGGACGAAGGATTTGTTACTGCTAGTAATGGTAAGCGAGCCGATGCCAGGAATTCTATCCTGGTAATGACTAGTAATCTTGGTGCGGCTGACAATGAACGCAATCAAATTGGATTCGGACAAGAATTGCAGCGTACTGGAGAAGATGACAAAGCGGTAAAGGACTTCTTCAAGCCTGAATTCCGAAATCGTATTGATGCTATTTGTAAATTCGATCATCTGGATCGCATCAGCATGAAGAAAATTGTTGCAAAGTTCATAGTTGAGATCAATGATCTATTAGCCGAGAAGCAACTTAAAATTCGCCTAAGTGAAGCAGCAGTTGATCATTTGTTAGTTAAGGGATTTGATCATAAAATGGGTGCAAGGCCACTAGCCAGAGCTATTAATGATCTTATTAAAGTTCCAGTTAGTAAGAAAATCTTGTTTGAAGGGCTACCCAATGGTTCTGTTGTTAATATTGATTGTGTTGATGAGAAATTGACCTTTGATACTATCACTTACAACTTAGCATTACCATTAGATACAACATTACCATTGGTGGATGAGCATGGCTTTATACGATTGGACTAAGTTCAATCCAGGAGTAAAACTGGTTTCTACAAAGAAGAAATTCTTTAACCAGTTTTATTACTCATTGAAATATCATGTACCAAAATGCAGAATTATTTGTTATTGGTCGGAAACTGATGCTGATACGCTACGCGAGAGAGTAGCATGGGCTAATGACAGCAACAAATATTTTTATCGTAGCTATACCACACAACATGCTAACTATGCTCAATTAATAGATTTTGCAAAGTTACACAGAGACAAAAACCTTGGGGTTAAATTCAGACTTGAGGGCAATTTTTTTACTATATATGCTAAGACCGAATCTGAATTATATGAAGTAGCTAATAATCAGTTACAAGAATGGGGCAATGATATCCTTCAAGTAACTAGATTAGAAGATAATTCAGACGCAGTAGTATTAGATGACGGTAACATTTTAGTAAAGAAATCAAATGGATATGAATGGAAAGTTTTAATTAAAGAAGGATTCTACAACTACCATGACAAAAATTCAGTTGCCAATTACTTAATTAGTCTTGGTGACCAGATAAAAATCTCAGCAAATTTATTACACCGACTACGATCCTCGAGTAAATACCAACGAGGCGGATATTTTTATACTACTGATCCACGAATAGCGGACATGATTAAATTAATATCTCCAGGCCTAATAGGTACAATACACAAATTAGTTATTACACAACATCAACAAAGTTAAATCAATGGAAAACACTACACCTAATATTATCACAGCAATGCCAGAAAAACCTGAAATTTCATTACCAGGTAAAGATGCCACTTCAGTAGTTCAGCAAATTACAGATATAATGAAACAAAATAGTGCGACTGCAGTTCAAGAAGAGGGTCCGCCAGTTGAACGAGTTCCTTATAACTTCGGTAAAACTCATTTGCACATTGGAATTCCTTGTTATGGGGGAATGATGAGTGAACCAACAGTAACCAGTCTACTTAAATTTGTATTGATGGCTTCCAGGGCTGGATTAAACTGGAGTCTAGATACTATGGTAAATGAAAGTTTGATTACCAGAGGTAGAAACAATCTTATGGCTAAGATGATGACAAATACAGTGGCAACTCACTTTATGTTCATTGACGCCGATATTAGATTTGAAGCCGAATCAATTTTTCAAATGCTAGCTTATGAAAAAGAAGTAATTGGTGGGCTTTATCCTAAGAAATCAATTCC